GTCATCTCTGTCTGTGATATCTCCTGAAGAAGTGTTTCCTCCATTTTCGATTTCATAGAAAAGACCTTTTGTACCTTTGTATCCTGCAGTTAAAGCAGCAGAAGACGCAACAGCTGGTTCTCCTTCTACCATTGAAGTTTCAAGGTAGTCTTCGAATCTTAGTCTTGTTTCGTGCTCAGACTTTAAATACCATAAGTATCCAGAAGCTCCGTTTTCAGTAGTTACTTCTACCCATCCAACGTGTGCTAATTCAGAACCACTTACCTCATACTTATCTTTGATGATGATTGGGTTGTTCTCTTTAGCTTCGAAGCTAGCTTGTAAAGATCCAGACATTCCATTTGTTCCTTTTTTAAATTCAGAACCGAATACAAAGATTTTTACAGCATCAGCAGCAGTAAAAGAACCTGATCCTGTAACCATGTCAGAGTGAGAGTAAGGAGCTACCTCAATAGAGTCAGCTGCGCTTGCATCAGTAATTAAAGCTTTGATTTGAACAGAAGCATCAGCGTTAGAAACAATAACTGTTTGGTTAGTTCTAAAGTCGTGTCCTGTTACAGCGATATTATCACCGTCAGTGATAGTACCTGAAGCCTGTACGTGTAATCTTCCTTGCTCACTCCATTTGATTAAATCAGAGCTAGATGGAAGTTCAGCTCCTACCATTCTTAAGAAAGAAGCGATAGATCTGTTTCCGTATTTTTCAAATTCTTTCTCATACAAGTCTGGTAAGAATTGTTGTGCGAAAGTGTAATCAGCGTTACTAAGGTAGTTTGAATTTTGTAACCCCTTAGATGGCGCTGGAGTCAAAGAAGTAGAACCTCCTACGGTTCCATTTCCTCCAAATGTGATTGATTGTGCCATTTTTAAAAGTTTTTAAATGATTTAACGTTTTTTAATTTTTAATCCAGAACTAAAATCTCCAGAATCTTGCAAGACTCTAAACTTAGTTCCAGTTGTAGGTGAATCCACGTTGCTTCTAACTTCCATATTTATATTCTTTCCGTCTTTTACTACCTCATTTACTGCATCGGATTTACCTTGCTCGTAAAAGAATTTAGCGTATTTTTCTGGATTCATAGCTATATCCATAGCTTTATGATAGTCAGATGCACTTTTTAAAACTCCTTTCTCATCAATGTGCTTTGAAATAAAGTTGTTAAGGTTACTGTTATTCTCCATAACTGCTTTAGGGTCTTTTGGCTTAAACGTTAATTTCTTTTCTCCTACATTAAATTCAAAACCTTTGAATTCGTCATTGAATAGTTTTCTCGTTTTAGTGTCAAAGACAGTACGTTGATTGTCTTGGATTTTTTTATTTTTATCGGATTCCTCCCGATGTTTATTATAAAAACTAAAAGCTTCTTTATACTCTTCTGGCACATTCTCAGCACTTGACTCAAGTGGAGCTTTGTATTTTTCCTTTAGATTATTAAAATACTCTTTAGCTTTAAATAATTCTTTTTTCTTTTCAAGTTGCTTAACCTTCTTCTGAGACTCAGTGTCAATGCTGTCGTCATAATCAAACTTCTCTCCTATTAAAAAATTAACATCCTCGTCATTTAAACCTGGATTAGTTTCTTTATAGTATTGAGTAAGTAAGTTGTTTTCGTCAGCATCATTAAAGTCTTGTTGTAACTTCATATAATCTTGAAACCCTCTTTTGGTTTCTTTCTTGTATTGAAGATACTTCTCAACTTCTTCAGGAAGCTCTTGAACTTCTTTTTTATCCTTATTTGAAAGAACGTCTTCTAAAGTATTAACATCAATCTTGTATTTATCTGTTAAATACGAGTTTAATATCTCTTCTTTAGTAAGTTTTTTTTCTTCTACCTTTTCCTCCTCTTTTTTATCAGATTCAGGTTCTGTAGAGTTTTCTTTTTTATCTTCTTTAGAAGCCTCTTCTTTATCAGCTTCTTTAGACTGATCTTTTAAGTCAGCTTCTTTTTTGTCCTCTTGTTTATTATCTTCCTCTTTTTTTTCTGTTGGAGGTTTAGATAAATCAACTTTAAAATCAACATCTGCTGATTTTTCGTTTTTGGCATCACCTCCCTTTTGGGTAAGGTCTACCTTAATTGTGTCATCGCTCATAATAAATTAAATTAAATTATACTTTACAAAAGTAATACAAATTACAACATGTTTTGTTGGTTCATTTTTTGTATCATCCCACTCATAGGGTCTTGAGCCTCTTGTTCTTTATTCTCAAAATCTGTAGGTGGTAAATCCTTTTTTCTTTGATTAATCATTTTGCTTTGTTGAGAAGCCTGCTTTTCTGTTCTTTTATCTTTTCTATCTTCCTTAACAGACTCTCTATTAGTGTAACCCTCAATCTCCATCTTCTTTAATTCCATTTGATGTTGAAACCTCATTTGCTCTAACTCTTTTTCAAGCTTAGCTTTAATTTCCATTTTTTGCAACTCTAACTTGTTATTTAGTTGAGCTAATTGAGCTTCTGATTGAGACTTAACACTGTTCTCTTGAGTTCTAGCTTGAGCAGCAGCTTGAGCTGACTGAGCATTTGCATCAGATTGCATTTTAGTTCTTCTTTCCTCCAACTCCAGATCCATTTCCTGTTTTCTAGATTTTCTAACCTTAAGCAACATATTGGCTAAATTTAGATTCTTAACCATTCTAATATCTATAGCATCATCTAAATCTATTTTTTGAGATTGTAGAGATATTTGAATGTTTTGTTCTAGAAGTTGTTTTTCTTCTTCGTCTGGCTCAAGTTCTATATAGATACCAAAGTCATGCAAATGAAGGTTTTGTATTTCAGTAATTATTTGAAAGTTGTTTTTACCAATCATTTTGGCAAAATCCTCGCTAAAATTAGAATATTTTAGTATATCAGATATCCTGTATGATAAGGCAGTACAAAGATTTCTAGTAATATTTATGTTTGATTGAACTATATGTCTAGTAGCTGTATTGCTGTTTAAAGCGGCTAATTTTTGTATACCTACTAAAGAGTATTTATCAGGAGTACTTCCGTCTCTTGCCTCGTTAATACCTGTTGCAGCTCTAATCATATTGAGCTGATAGTTATACATATTAATCAAACTAGATATTTTCGCATTAGACCCACTACTTGTAAGTTCTTGTATAGGTACTCTAGCGTTATTAAACTCTCCGTCTTCAGTATAACTCCTACCAATAACACTACCCGTTTGGAAGTACATTGATAAAGCCTCTGAAGGATTGTATGATGCGCCATTACCTAAATCAACACTATTAAGCCCATCTGCATCTATAAAAACACCATCAGGAATCATCTTTGATACTACTTGTTGTAGTTTTAAATGAACTAATTGTATTTGATCTGCAAAAGGAATCATTCTTTTTACTAAAGAATCTACTTTACCTTTAGTCATTTTTGGCGCAGAAAGTAAATATGGAGCTACTGTTTTTTGAAAAGCAGACTTAGGTCTAACCATATTTTTCATCAACTCCCACTTAATCAATTTATTAGTTCCAAGAACCATTACTCCTTCATACCAAACATCTATTCTTCTAGATGCTTTTACAAATCTTTCGCTTTCCTCTGGATTAAAAGAAGAGTCTTTTTTGATAGGTCTTTCTCCTCCTGTATCTGTTTTCTTAATTTTGTAAACTACTTCCTTATCTGTTTTATAACAAAAATAAAGTAGAGATACATTAGATTTATCTAAGCCGCTTTGAGTAGATTGATTTAAAGTAGTCTTGTATCCATCAAATCTACTAGCCATCTTAGAAAGCTCTTCTAATTCTTCTTGTGATAAATTAGGATTTATCTTTTTTAATTCAGTAATGTGTACGTTTTTTACTTCTCCGTAATAATAACAATCTCTAAAAGAAGGATCTTCTGTTGGAGAATATATCAAGTTAACAGGATCCACATACTCAATCTTCACTCCATCGTGAACATCAAAGCTGTGTTTCATTGCGGAAATACCTAAAACTACATTATCCTCAGTGACTCTTTTAGATAACTCATCGTAATCGTTTAATTCAAGTATAGAATTTATAGCTGTTTCTTCAGCAATCTCAATACCTTGTTTATATTTTAACTTCATGTAAAGACCTAATTCTTCTTCAGATCTAGGCAATTCTTCTTCACTAAAATTAAAAACATCTACTCCAGTTTGTTCTTTTAAAGTCTTTAATGGTTTATAAGCAACCATATCAGCTTCCATTTCTTTTCTAAACGACTCCCTCATTTCGCTAGAATATGAATCTACAGCCTCTACCTTTACATCGTAAAGCCTGTTTGAAATACCATTTACTACTACATCAACATATTTGGGAATAATAGCAACAGGAGTCCAATCTAAATTAAGATAAGACAAATCTCCATTTACAGATAATTCATTTTTGTATTTTTCTACTGGCTGTTCAGCCCTGGCATAAAGCCTCCTTGTCAAATACTCTGACCTCATCTCTCCATATAAAGAAGTTCCGTGATCTCTTGAGAACCATTCTGATTCAATTGCTTGACCTACACGAAGACCGTACTCCAACGTTTCTTTCTCTAAGTCTGAAGCAAATTGATTAGGAAAACCTACTCCAGAAGTAAACTTTGGGTTATTTATCATATCTATGTAATAATTTCACTAACAAAACCTTTGTTACTGTATTTTGCAAAGTTAATATTTATTTGATTACGTTTTTTGACTTCCCTGTTCTTGTTGCTTTGATTTGCCATAATAGCAAAACCCGAACTAACAGTTGCATCAAATCTTGTTCTATTGTTAATATCATAGTTTGACCAATCTAACAAAGTCCTATTAAAGAACATATTTCCGCAAGAACCAAAATCCACATCTTCTTGATTAGTTATGATTCCAACACTGTTCTCTATGTAGCTTTCAATAGCTTCAGCATGAACTGATATTACTGCTGTTGAAGAAGGTATTCCTCCTAATTCTCTTTCTGATTTTGAAAGTATATTCTTATGTTTATCTGGTCTATTCAAAGAAAAAGCTCTATAACCTCTTTCTTTTAAATAATACAAAAGCCTTGGCTTGTTATTCTCTACCAAAATAGGCATACCATAAAAATGCAAAGCCATAAGAACATCTTCATAGAATATCTCTGCTGTTGGTGGTCTTGATATGTATTCTAGAAAAAACATATTAGTTGGTCCATCATCCATATGGAATTTAGTCATTCCGTGTAAAGATCCTTTAGATCCTCCACCTCCTACAGTTCCTGATATATCATAACTATCACAACCAAAAGAACCCATATGCATATTGCCTGGAAACCTTTTAGAGCCTTTCACAATCACATTATTCATT